TGACGAGGGCTAAATGGCAAAACAAACAGTAGGAATTGGCTCCGCCGCAAATGACGGCACTGGCGATACTCTTCGTGCGGGTGCTGATAAAATCAATGACAATTTTGATGAAATTTACAATGCGTTGGGTACTGGCACCACATTAACAGACATTATTAACACCTCTGGCTTGATTGACGTAAGTTCTGGTGCCAACAAGATTGTTTTTTATTACGCTGCTTTAACTGACTTGCCAAGTGCATCAACTTATCATGGCGCAGTTGCTCATGTTCACGCAACTGGTGGTTTGTATTTTGCTCACGGTGGTAATTGGATACGACTTAATGATGAAGTTAGCGGCCCAACGACTACATATACAACAACAGCAGCTACGGGTTCTGCTTACACTTTTTCTGGTCCAGGTGCTACTGCTGGTAATAACCCCAACTTTACCTTCTACAAAGGTCACACATATTTAATCGACAACACCTCTTATGTTGGCAGTCATCCTTTGCAGATACGAACATCGAATGGAGGGTCTGCTTTTACGACAGGAGTTACAGATAATTACAATAGCACCACTGGTTTAACTCAGTTTATTGTGCCGCATGAGCCTAGTGATACTTCGTTGGTGTACCAGTGTACTGTTCACAGCAGCATGGTTGGAAACATAACAATAGTATAGTGAGCAGGTAACATGTCATTTACATACGCACAACTCAAACAAGCTATTCAAGACTTCGCAGAAAACACTGAGACATCTTTCGTTACGAACTTGCCTGTGTTTATTCGTGGTGCAGAGGATCGTATCTTTACACTTGTTGACCTTGAGTTGTTTCGTAAGAATGCCACGTCTGCTCTGTCAAATGCTGATCCATACTTGTCTGTTCCTACTGACTACCTTGCGCCATTTTCTTTTCAAATTACAACAGCATCAAACAAGGTGTTCTTAGACTTCAAAGATGTAAACTTTGTTCAACAGTATTCTATAGATACAGGCGCAAACGCCAGACCAAAATACTACAGTGTTTACGACGTGGACAACTTTATTGTTGGCCCTACTCCAGACAGTAATTACACAGTAGAGCTACACTATTACTACAGACCCGCTAGTATTACTGCTGGTGTAGACTCTGCAACATCATGGTTGAGCGAAAACGCCCCTAACGCTCTTCTTTACGGCTCACTTGTGGAAGCGTATACTTACATGAAAGGTGAGCAGGATATGATGCAACTGTACGAACAAAGGTTCGCGCAGGAGCTTCAACGTCTGAAAGATTTGGCAGAAGCTAGAGAAAACTCAGATGCATATCGTAGGGGCTTGCCTGATAGGCCAAGGACTTAGGAGTAACAAATGGCAACAAGTAACGCAGCAACCACATATCTTGAGAATAAAATACTTAGTTTTATTTTCAAGAACAATGCTGGTTCATTCACAACACCAGGCGACAGTATATATGTTGGCTTGGCAACAGCAGTTTCTGACGCGGAAGCTGGTTCTTTAACTGAGGCTACCTTTGGGTCTTACGCAAGACAGCAGGTTACAGCGGCAAACTGGACATTAGCTTCTGCTAGTACAAATCAACAGACAGTTGTAAATGCAGCAAACATTGAGTTTCCAGCATCAAGTGGAACTAGTAACACCGTGACTCATGCCTTTCTTGTAGATGCAGCATCGAGCGGTAACATCTTGTTTGTTGGTGCGCTGGACGCAAGCAAGACCATTGCTACGGGGGATATCTTCCGTATCAACGCTGGGAATCTTACAATCGAGTTGAAGTAATGGCTCTTGTTCTGAAAGACCGAATTAAAGAGACTACGACCACCACTGGCACAGGCACATATACGCTTGCTGGTGCGTTAACTGGTTTTGAGGCTTTCAGTCAGATAGGTAATTCAAATACTACATACTACTGTTGCACAGACGGAACTGACTTTGAAATAGGTATTGGCACCTACACTGCATCTGGTACAACCTTGGCCCGTACCACAATATTGCAGTCTAGCAACTCCGATGCCGCTGTTAACTGGACATCAGGCACTCGCACTATCTTCTGCACGTTGCCAGCAGAAAAGATGATATTTAACAACGCGAGTAATGTAGCGCAGAATTTTACAGAGCAAGACCCGAATGCATTGGCATTCGCAATAGCATTGGGATAGAAAAATGGCTAACGCATTTAAAACATTCACAGACACCGCAGTAGGGACATCCAACGCAGATGTTTACACCTGCCCCAGCGCGACAGAGACAACAATCATCGGCTTAAACATTGCCAACATATTGACAGTTTCAATTACGGTAAACGTACAGCTAATCAATAACGATGGTGATAATGTGCATATTGTGAAGTCCGCCATTGTTCCTGTTGGTTCGTCACTGGTAGCGGTTGGTGGTGATCAGAAGATTGTGATGAACGCTTCTGACATTTTGAGGATAACAGCAAGCCAAGCATCAGCGGCGGACGTTACCCTGTCTGTATTGGAGATTACCTGATGGCGTTAAGTACGATAGGCGCAAATCAAATAGCCTCTTTACCCGCTAGTTCCGTAGGTTCGAGTCAGTTAGCAAGCGGTGCAATCACCTCTGCTTCCATGCCTGCTGGTACTGTGTTGCAAGTACAACATCTTCAATACACGAGTACAACAAGCACTACTATTAACACTCAAACAAATGTATCATTAGACCATTTAGTGGTTAATATTACTCCTATATCAACCAGTAGTATTATTAGACTTGATGCAATGGTAAACGGTGAATGGTCTGGCCAGTCTGCTAGTTATAATTCAGTTTGGTTCTTTTTTAGAGATTCAACAAAGCTAAGTACTCCTGTCTCAAGTGGTAGAGCAGTAGGTATTCACATGGGCACAGGTCTAACTATTGAATCTGCCAATGCGGGTTCTACGCCAGAACACGCGTTTTATAGCTATTTCGATACACCCTCAACAACTAGCCAAATAACTTACAAGGTGGGTGTTTATCAGGGTACAGGTTCTAATCTTACTTGGTACACTAATAGAACTGTGAGTGATATAGATGGTTATCAATATGAAAGAGGCACATCATTTATTAGCGCAACGGAAATAGCAGTGTAATGGCATACATCGGCGCACAACCAAACAAAACACTGACAAAAACAACGAGTCAGTCTTTCAACGGCACAGGTTCGGCAACCGCGTTTACACTTAACCGCGCTGTGAACACTGGTGAAGAGCTAGAGGTATTCGTTGACAACGTGCAGCAGGAGCCTGGATCTGGTAAGTCATACACAGCCACAGGAACTACCCTGACGTTTGATGAAGCTCCCCCATTAGGCACAGGTAACGTGTACGTTATCTATCGCGGTCAGGCAGAAGTAACAACACGGTTGGAGCATGACCCTAATCAGGCGTTGTCTGCTACCACAGGTACATTTACTGGTAACGTAGATATTAATGGAAATAATTTAATACTTGATGCTGATGCAGACAGCAATTTATCCGCATCTGTTGACGATACTGTTGTTTTAACAACAAATAGCAATGCTGGTTTGCAACAAGACGCAAACGGAATCGTAACACCTAAAAAGAATTTAGCTGTTTCTGCCTACATTGTGCCTAATGCAACTATATCCAGAGACGCTAATTACGATGGTGCGTGGAATGTTTGGTGGCTTGCATTTGGCAGTGGTGCTAACTACACCAGCAGTAACAAGATTGCTATTCAATATAGTCGAACAGGCACAGAAGCATACAGCACAACTGGGGGCTATCTAATTGCCCCACGGGCTGGCTGTTATAGATTCACTGCTCAAATTTCAATATATCATTATGCAAATAATGCTACGAGTTATGCGGCTGTAGGTTACTCACAAGATAGTGGTTCTAATTGGTATTATATGGCTCCTTATCAACTTTTTTATGACAGCAGTGGCTCTAACTATCAAAACGGCTCATTAAATGGGATTTATAACGTGGGTTCCACCACATGGTTTACTGTACAATTTTATCTAGATACACCTGGAACTGCCCCTTTTATTCCAGGCAATGGATATTTGTCATTTACCCTTGAAGAGTTAGGAAATAGTTAATGGCTAAGTGGACTAAAGAACAAGTTTTAGTATTGCTTCTTCCTCGCATGGGTATAGAAGAAGACAAAACAGATGTGTCAACTGTTAGTGTTGTAGAGGCAAAAGCAAAACATTATAATTTGATCCCTGAAGAAGACGAAGTGACTGAGGGTTAATTATGCCATTAAGCAAAATTAAAACAAACTCTTTGGCAACTG